GTTCTCGCCGGCATAATAGACGATCATGCTGCCGTTCAGCGCGTTCACCTGGTCGATCGTCTTCTGCACTTCGCTGTTCGCCTGCATCCCTGAGATCTGCACCGTGTCGTACATCTTCAGCCCGCTGCCGATCGCTGTCCCGGAGATCTTTACAAATACTGTAGAGATCTCCATCCATTCCTCCACGCTGCTCATCCACTGCTTCAGCACGTCGTTCGTGTCGCTCTGGTCAATCCACAGCGCGCCGTTCTCCGGGTTCTCCGGCGGATTCACGCTGACGGTGATCGCCGTCATGTCATAGTCCGTTCCGTCTCCCCGGCACAGGGAAAGGTTCACGTTCTGCCCGCTGATGGAAAACAGCCGGTCCAGGCTGCCCATGTCCGTCGGATCTGCCGTATTGAAATACACTTTGTCCGGGAATATCAGCACATACGCGCCGAAGCTGACGATCTTTTTCGGCAGCATGCTGCTTTCTGCGCTCACGGAGATCCCGATGATCTTCTCCAGGTTGTAGTACACGTCCGTACCCCGGATGAATACCAGCTGATCCCTCCCATGGATCCCCGTCAGCGGAACCGGATCCTGCCCTTCTATATCCAGCGACGTTATCCCCCGCGCTTTCCGCGGGACCAGCAGCGGATGCAGGTCGCCGGACATGTTCAGCATGTCGTACATTTCCCCGTCTTCGATGATCTCGTTATGGTTGTATCCCATGAACGTTGTCGTCATCATGGTCCGTTTCTGATTCACGGGCAGCTGCGGCATCTTTCTCATGTTGTTCTCCTTACAGACTGAAATGCGGCATGGCAGTCAGCGGCATATGATTCCGCGTATACCAGTCGCTCATGGTGTCGTAATTGTTTTCAAATAATGCCCAATGCACATTGAACTTCTCTGTCTCCAGATTCTGCTCGTCAATCCTGGATATCAGGTAATAGTAATAGAGCTTGCTGTACGGGTCCGGAATCAGCAGTTCAGTTTCCTTGTCCGTATCCTCCGTGTATACCGGCAGCGTTTCCTGCTCTTCTGTGTGTCTGTGCTTCATGATGATTTCCTGGTGGATCAGCTGCTCGATCTCCGTCAGGAAAGCGATTTTCAGCCGTCTGCTCATCATGTTCGGCATCATTTCGTCCGCTGTGTCCAGTGCCTGCTGTATTGTCATTCGTCATTCTCCTTTAAAAAAGCAGGCGGGAAAATCAGCTCTTCCCGCCTGCCGTCTGTCAATCCTTGTGCGGATTGGTTACCGGATCGTACACCTCAATGGAGTCCTGGAAATCCTCCGCGCTCCGTTCCGCCGCCAGCATGTCTACCAGCACCTCCGCCCACGGCAGCTTGACGTCGTGATATCTGTCGTCCGCCGGGATCTGTACGCCCTGTCCGTTCACACAGATCCAGTACCACGGGTCTTCCTTGCCGCTTCTCCGCGGGGACCGGACCGGGACCGTAATCGTCCACGGATCCTTTCCTGCTTCGACTGCTTCCCGCGCTGCCTGCCGGATCGCTTCCGCGTCGTCCCGGTTCCTCACGGCCGGTTTTGCCTGCTGCGCTTCTGCCAGCTGCTTCTTCAGCTTCGCGATCTCCGCCTGCTGCGCTTTCAGCTTCGCTTCGTTTCCGTCTGCCGGTTCTGCGGTTTCCAGTTCTTCGATCGGTTCATTCGGTTCGGGAGTTTTCTTGTTGGCCATATTCAGTTTCCTTTCTGCCCGTAGGTGGGCGATCCCTTATTGATGTTTATTCTGATGGCGTCGGTTCGCCCTTCCAGGCAGGTTTCTTGACGATAATTCCCGCCTTGACCATTTCCGCGACCACGGCCGCGTCCAGGGTGATGGCTGTCTCGGTGCATTCCACGTCCGCCAGCCCGCCGCATGCGGTATAGATGGGCGTCACGTTCTTCACCAGGCTGGTCTTGGTTCCGTTGATCGTCACGTCACAGTTCTCAACCACTTTATACAGATTGTTTTTCTGGCTGGTGACGTTGATGATCACGTTTTCTGATCCCATCGTAAAGGATACAGTGGTTCCGTCCTGATGGATCGTCACGCCGCCGGCAAGCACTTCGACGTTTGCCACTTCATAGTTGCTGGCCGGTGTCAGGGTCAGGGTTACGGTCGCTTCCGCCTGCACATCGCTGGTGCTGCTCGCGCTCGCGGTGGTCATGTGCGCGTCCTTGTTCACGGTCACGCTGTGTCCGCCCGCGAACAGCTGAAGGTTCATAATCATAGGGATGTTCCTCCTTTCGTCATGAATGCCCGGGCGGTCACGCGGCCGTCCGGGTCCGGGTTATCAGATATTCTCGGTTTCGGTTCCGCTGTAGCTGCTGCCACTCCAGACAGTAACCATGCGCTCCTGGTACAGGATCTTTGCCGCCATCTCGAACTTGACGCCGACTGTGCCGAACTGCTCCAGCGGTCCGCCGACTTCCTTCTTGTCCTTGATGATGGTTTCCATGCCGCCGCCCTCCGCGTCGATCACGCCGAAAGCATCTTTCGCGAAGAAAAGCGTCTTGAAGGTCGCATAGGCGTCGCTGTCAGCTGTAGACTTGATCACAGGAGCCAGGTTGCTCTCCAGGAACCGGACGCCATGCATGCGGCCGATCTCACCGTTGAAGATCTCTTCCGCTGCCATGTACTTGTGCGCTTCGATCCAGGCCGAGTCGTTCCGCAGGTCCTCCGCCACGTCAGGGTGGACGACCGCGACGTAATACTGGCCTGAATACTTGAGCATCTTCGCGCCCTTCTTCAGCGCGGTCACAGCCTTGTTGATCACGCGGGGCGTCAGGTTGCAGTTGTAATCGCCCAGCGCCGACAGCAGCGCGGCCTTGTTTGCAGGGGTGGACACATAAGCGCCGGTACTCTTGTTGGTCGCGTCTGCAAAAATGATGTTTGTGCCGCCCAGCAGCACGTTCCGGACCAGGGTATCATTGGTCAGGCCGGCCGCAGCGCCCAGCTCTTCCGTCGCGCCCAGCACCACGTCGTCGATGGCATGGGTCATCAGCAGGTCAGAGATGGTCACATAATCGCCGTACTGCGCCAGGCTCACGGTGATGGCCACCATGCCCAGTTTCTTGCCGGTCGGGATAACCGCTTCAGTCAGCTGGCCGATCGGTCCCAGTGTCCTCCAGCGCCGCCATTCAACGGTCCTGCCGTGATTCTTCGGCAGCGGCTGCTTCTTGCCCAGCTGGGCGAAGATCAGCTGATCCCGCGCGTTGTCCAGCAGGGTGGTGTCGTAAAAAGTTTTGTTCAGCGGTCCCAGGTCGTCTGTGCCTACGCTGAAGTTGGTGTAGTCAGTCGCGTCATACGCGTTCTGATACCGGGTCGTCGCGTTGACCAGCGTACCGGCTTCCGCGAAGAACTGAAGATTCATAAACAGGTCTTTCATTCGTTTCTCCTTTCTTGCTTAATCAAACGTCACCCGCTTTCCCAGGTGAATCTCGCGTCTGATCGCATCGCGTTCTTTTCGCGTCATATTTTTAGGATTAAGCCTTACGTCTGCCGCCGTCTGGCCCTGATTTCTCATGGCTCCCTCCGCCGGCCTTGCCTGCTGTGCCTGGATAGTCTGGCCCATCTGCTGGCGGGCACGTTCCATGCCGTAACCCATCAGCTGCGGTGTCAGCTCATTGTGGTGGATCGCATGATACGCATCCTCCACACTCAGGCCCACGCCCGGACTGGTCAGTCTGCGGAAGGTTTCATTCTGCATTTCTGCATCGAAGTCGAACGTCGGGAAGGTTTCCTTGAACTTCTGCCCCTGCTGGATCAGGTTGGATATATGGTCCCGGAACATCTGCTTTTCCATGCTTTCCTGTTCCTTTGCCACTGCCTGATCATGCTCTTCCTGCAGTTTCTTGAAGCTCTTGTAGGCGGATACCGTCATGCCAGCTGCTTCGGCTTCCTCCTCATACAGACTGTCGTCGTCGAGGATAATGTTCTGCAGCTCTTCCACGCTGTCCACACCGACCTTTTTCATCAGCGCGTTCAGCATCGGCTGCATCGCCGTCAGCTTGCCGTTGGCGTCCTCCTGGTTCTTGAAGCGGTCCTTGATGGCTGCCTGCACGTCCTGCGCATACAGGTCCTTGAATTCACCCTTGCGCAGTTCCGCCCATCTTTCTTCCAGACTCGGTCCTTCTGTTGGCGTCTGTTGCGGCTGTTCCGCCTGTGCTGCCGGTCGGTTCTGGCCGTAAACCTTCCGCAGTTCCGGATGCCGTTTCATCTGCCTGTTCAGCGCTGCAGCGACCTGCGCACTCGCGACCTCTGTCCCGTCCGCCAGCTTATCCCCGGCGCTGAACTCGGTCACTGTTTCTGCTGCTGTGCCTGTCTCCGCTCCTCCCGCCGGTTCCGCGGCAGCTTCCTCGGCAAAGAATTGCAGATTCATATAGGCGATATTTTCCATTCGGTTCTCCTCTCTGCCCGTCTGGTGGGCGATCCCTTATTGTTATTGTTTCACATTCCGCTCAAAAAGTGCAGGAACATGGTTAATCGGGCCGGCTCGCGTTCGCCGCGCGTTCTCTCGCATTCCGCACGATGCCGTTCTCGTTTGCTTCCCTGGGTTCTTCCATCTCGCTGTCCGGCGCGACCTGGCTGGCCACTGCCTGCTGTCCTCCGCCGGCCGGCAGTGCCATCTGCATGCCTGTATCCATGGAGATCTGGCTGATGATCATCGCCAGCTGCTGCGCGATCGCCGGATCATATTTCTGTGCCAGCGCCATCGCGATCTGTGCCACCTGCTGCATGGTGTCCATCAGCGTTCCCTGCGCCCGGATTTTCTTGATCAGTTCGTCCTTACCCCTGAAGTCCATCATTTCCAGCAGCAGCAGCGCCTGGTCCGTCATCTGCGGACTCAGCGCGCCGATGGACCAGAACTGCAGCGCCAGCTCGTTCTGGCTCATCTTTGTGTACGCGTTCTCCCGCTGCGCCCGCACGTCGATATCAAATACCGGCAAGCGCATGGCCGCTTCCTGTCCCGGCAGGTTCGGAATCTGCTGCACCTGCAGCGCGCTGTTGTCGTACATGGCAAACTCTTCCTGACCGTCCTGCCCGATAATCCGGAACTGACGCGGGATATCGTAGAACTGCCGGATCCGCTCGATCACCATCGTCACGATCAGCCGGTAGGATCTGTATGCCGCCTTGGTGCTGTCCTTGCTGCTCCGGCCGCTGTCCTCCTTCAGCGCCGCGATCGCGCTCGCTGCCGTCACGCCGCTCGGTACGCCGCCGTTATTCACGTCTGTGTTGCCGGTCACAAACTTGATTTCGTCGATCTTCTGCTGCAGCATGTTGTGCGCGTCTCCGCCCATCACCGCGACCTCGATCGGCCGGACCGTATCATCCCCCAGATTGCCGTTCACATGGACAATCGGTTTCGACCAGTCCATGAATTCCTCTTCATTGATCGCGCCATCTTTGCGCTCGAAATACCTGGGCGTCGCCCGCATTGCTGCGTTCTTCACCATTGCCTGGCTCAGCGTATCAATGTCACTCTGCGTATCTTTCGCAATGTCGATGTAACCGTATCCTGCCGGCGATCCTTCCACCGGGAACAGCGCATCCAACACAAACGGATATTTGCCGTCGGAATAATATCCCTCCGCCAGACCGCTCTCCTCGCTGGAATACAGACAGGTTTCATTGACGTACTTGCAGAAGTGCAGGATCGTCTTCCCGCCCTCCCGCTTCTTGTAGTACCAGTCAATCACCGCGGCTTTGCTGCTCATGTCCACGGTGTCATCGGTTTTATATTCGTCGATGAAGATCTTCGTCGTGTTCAGCTTGCCCTCCAGCTCAGGATAGGCTGCCTGCAGCTCATTCTTGTCCTCAAACGATACATAGAACACGTTCCTGCTTTCCTGGATATCCGTGATCCCCGGTTCC